AGGAAATTCTAATATGGCAGATATCCTAAAGCCCCCATTCCGAAACATCGCTCTCCGATTACAGCAGTTGGCTGAACAGGGTGGGGCACCCAACGCACGATTACAGTTTACGGTTCTAACAGAACGGGGGCTACCCAGGTACGTCACAGTAAGACGTGATGTTATCGAGCCAAAGGGAGCTACAGTAGACTGGCTGCTATCCCTGATGGGGGAGAATCCCCAGGATGGGCTTGTAATCAGGGTTGAAAACAACAGCCAAACGTAACCATAGCGTATCGAAACATCGACAGGGTAGGGAGTTACCCCTTTCAATGGGTTAGGGGGTGGGTGCTTAGTAGGACACCGCTATTGTCGGAGTCAGAAAACCACCTGTTTTCGGATCTAGCCATTACAAAAAGAGGTCATTTCTGGATTGTCGTAGTGTGAATACTTCTAGTATTCTACGGGTGAAAGTTCACCGATATGGAGATGGGGTGGTACATTCGGGTATTCTGGCGGTAGTGGATACTTGACAACCCGATAGGGGGTTGCTAGAATGCGGTAGAATTTAACCGAATAACGTCTTAGCTTGAAAGTGGCTATGCTCCAGACCAGGGGCGTAGCACTTTGTGTTTTAGGGGATGATATGCCAGCAATTCTCATAACCCATGATGCAATCCTAGCAGCGACAGTAACAACCGTTTCCCAGGGTGGCAAAGAATACCTAGTGGCTCCGGCCGTTGTTATCGTCCCTGGGGTTCTCAATGGGGAGCTGGTAGAAGCCGATGAAATTAGCCGTTATGTTGAAATGTGGAACGGCATCCCTGTACCCATCGGACATCCAGAAGATACCCAGGGTGGACCAGTATCAGCCAATACCCCCGAGATTGTAGACCTATCCCCCGCACGATTCTGGAACGCATCCTGGGATGGGGACAAGCTCTCTGGGGAGGTATGGTTCGATATCGAGAAGGTTCAATCCCTGGGGGGTGAAGCGTTAGAGGTTATGACCCTGGTAGAAGCCGGGGAACCTATGGAAGTATCAACGGCTTACTGGCGCGACCTGGAAGCTGGAGAAGGTACATTCATGGGCGAAAGCTATGACGGTGTTCAGCGTAACCTGCGCCCTGACCACCTTGCTCTGCTCCCCCACGAAGTTGGAGCTTGCTCCTGGGGGGATGGTTGCGGGATACCTAGAATCAATACGGAGGATACGCCTATGCCCGATATGTTAGCTGAAAATGTCGAGGAAAGTATGACGAGCAGGGTGGGTAGGATACTCGACTCGTTCCATGCTACCTTCGATACATCCTTTGAAAGTAGCCTATGGCCTAATGAAGTCTTTGGTAATGTCGTGATAGCCAATGACGATAATGGGCTGTGGTCATACCCCTACACAGACACAGGTGATGAAGTGACCTGGGCTGATCGTGTTAGGGTTGAAGTTGTTTATCAAGATGCGGATACCGGGGAAAGTGTAATCGGCAATGCCGAAAGTATGTCCCAGGTACCCCCCAGAGAATCAGACACGGAGGATACCATGCCTGACGAGATTGAACGAGAAGAAGAAGAAGAAGAAGAAGAAGTCGAAACAACCGAGACGGAAGAACCGGAAGCCGAAACGACCGAGACGGATGAAACCCCCCAGGGTGATCCCGCCTTAGAAGCATTGGCTCAGATGGTTGACCGTCTGGGTGGTATCGAGCAAGTGGAAGCGGCTATCGGAAGCATCCAGGCCAACTCCAACCAGCGGCGAAGCGAACTGGTAACCCAGGCTCTCGCTGATAGCCGTAACCCCTACTCGGAAGATGAGCTAGGCCAGTTACCCCTGGGTATGCTGGAGAAGCTGGTCAGTAGTTGGGAGACGCGGAATTACGCTCCCCTGGGTACAGGTTACAGCCCGAACGGTGACGATGCTGAACTGGTCGACAATTCGATGCCAACCATCGAAGAATCGGCTTGACCCAATCGTAACCGATAGCCTTTGTAGAAGGACATAACTTAGAAGGAGAATATCATGCCAAATACTGTAATCTTGAAGGGGAACCCCCCGCGTTTTGAAGACGATGCCGGTGGTGCAATTGAGCCAGGGCATCTGCTTGCTATATCATCTGGCGACGTGATCGTTCACGCTTCCGGTGATGGGATTGCACAGAAGATGGTAGCCATCGAGCAGGATTTCATTGGGAACGGAATTGACGATGCGTATGCGTCTGCCGACAACGTCCTGTATGTTATCCCCCAGCCGGGCGACGTGCTTTATATGTGGCTTACTACCAGCATGACGGTTGTCAGGGGTGACCCCCTGTTATCAGCCGGTGACGGTGATCTGCAAAAGACAACCATCGCCGATACCGTCGTTGTTGGTGCTGTCGTTGGGTTTGCCGATGAAGCCGTAACCACGACCGGCACTCGTGCCCGTATCCGCGTTCGATTTGGCTAGAGCTAACCCCTAGTCGCTAACGAAACCAGTTAGATTAGAAGGAGATATATCATGCCAAATGAATTGGCCCAATTTTCAACCGTCCAGGGTTTCCTCGCAGGATTGCCTGCGCGTATGGCCGCGTCTGGATTTTCATCCAACGCATTACGACCCTGGTACCCGGCTGATCAAAAAGAAGCTGCTGCGTTACGGCGCAATGGTGGGATTCAGCCCAATGCACTACTCCGAAAGGACGAGTGGAAACAACTTGATACCAGGGTGATCGACATCGCTCGGCAACGGCTTATCGGTGTAGCCGATCTACGTAGCCGGGGCTTGACCTACGCTCTGGGTGGGTTAGGTACTCTGATATCCGAATGGGAACAGATGAGCGATATGTCGGCTGCTCAGATTGACATGGCCGGCGCAACCAGGGGGGAGAAAGATACTCTCGATTTCACCCTGGTCGGTGTACCTGTGCCGATAGTCCACAAGGACTACAGCCTGAATATCCGGCGCTTGCTCGCTTCCCGTAACCTGGGGAATGCTTTGGATACGCTCCAAGCCCAGGTAGCATCAAGGTTGGTTGCGGATACGCTCGAAGGATTGCTGTTCAACGGCACATCCCTGGTAGTCGATGCCAACCCCATCTATGGCTACACAACTCATCCGAACCGGAACACCGGCACGGCTGATGGGGATTTCGGTACCATTACGAACATCTTCTCGACCGTGAACAACATGGTGATTGCGGCCGAAGCCGACAACTACTATGGCCCTTATGTTCTGTATGTCGCCAAGACCCAATACGCAGAAATGCGCGCAATCTATACTGATGGCTCCGGTCAATCAGCATGGCAGCGTTGCCTGGATGCTATCCCCCAATTAGTGGAAATCAAGCCAGCCGATACATTGGCTGCTGGGGTTCTGGTACTGGTAACGATGTTGCCGGATGTCGTTGACTTGGCGATAGCCCAGGATATCACGAACGTTCAGTGGGATGAGGAAGGCGGCATGATTCAGAATTACAAGGTCATGTCTGCGATGGTACCCCGAATCAAGGCCGACAAAGAAGGCCGTTCCGGTATCGTTCATTACACTGGCGCGTAAAGCAGGTTCAATCCTGGTAACAATTTAGACAGTTTTAAGGAGCGCAAATCATGCTGAATTACACGCATATAATAGCCGGTCTGAAAGGACATTGGGTGGGGGGGGATTGTCTCCCCCCAGGTACCTTCTACAACCCATCAGAAGCCGAACTGGCAGCTTTCCCGGGGAAGTTCGAGGATATACCTGTGGAGGTAGAGGATATCGGTGAAGTTTCACCAGAACCCCAGGATACCAGCAAGATGACCATCGCAACCGTTCAGGGTCTCGTAGAATCCGGTGTCTTGGACCCGGTAGAAGCCCTGACCGAAGAACTGGCCGGTCAGAAAAGGGTAACCCTGGTTACTTGGTTAGAGGAACGCATAGATGGCTGATCTGAACCCAGACGCAAGGGTAGTAGCCCACGAAGTTGAGGAAATAGTTGACACCGACCTTGAAGAAGGGAGCATCAACGCTCATATCAACTTCGCGCATACCCTGACCGATAGGGTGACAGGGTTATCAGCTACAGAGCTAGGCCAGATTGAACTGCTGTTAGCCGCGCACTTTGTTTCAATCCAACAGCCCCAATTGAAGTCAGAATCTGTCGGGGGATCTTTCTCCGCGTCGTATCAGGTTGGACCACTGGATGAAGGATTGAAGGCAACCGTATATGGACAACAAGCCATAGCTCTCGATGACAGTGGCACCCTGGCTAACCTGGGTAAACATAAAGCACTACTGAAAGTCTATCGGTCGGATACCTAATGGCTAGATCACCTGTACGTCATATGAAGGATTCATGCGTGTTCCAGGGATTCTCCGAACTTCTTGACGAGAACACGCTAGAACGGGTACCAACCTGGGATGACGTGTCGGATTGCAAGTGCTTGTTATCGAAACGAGCGGAGACAGAAACTACAGGTGAAGAAACGCAGATAACCGTAGGTGTCTACCGTCTACTGGTTCCCCCTGATACAGACGTAGGAGGGGTACCGCTCGACATTACCCAGCACAGGATAGGTGATATCACCCTGGAAGATGGAAGTATCGAAGCCGGTCCATTTACCATCAACGAAATCTTGCGCGAAAGGGGGTACCTGATGAGACAACGGTACATCACCCTGGCGTTAGAAAGGCTAAGGCAGGAATAACCTGTGCCAGCAAATGAACCGATGAAACTTGTCGGGCTGGTCGAGTTCGATGATAAGATGAAGCGAATGATCGGGCTGGCTACCCCACCCGAAATAGACCGAGCATTTATGCAAGGCGGCTTTGTTTTTGAACGGGCTATAAAGCAGAACATAAGAAAGCAGCAGCTCATCGACACTGGTAACATGAGAGCCAGTATCCGAGCAGTACTGGTGAAACGGGCGACAGTGGTAGTTGGTACCCATGTTGTCTACGCTGCTATACACGAATTCGGTGGTACCATCAGAGCAAAGAACGCTCCCTTCCTTGTGTTCAAGATGGGGAACCAATGGGTTAGGGTGAAGTCGGTTAACATCCCAGCCCGGCCTTACATGCGGCCAGCCTTTGACAAGAATCACAAGAAGGTGGTTGACACTATCGGGAAGGAACTTAGACACGGCATTTATAGGATTGTCTGATGTCACTAATCGGAGCGATAGCAACATACGCAGAAGATTCGGGTAACCCGAATAACACGGCATCGCTCACGCATGGACGGTACTATCCCAACATGCTACCCAACGACCCCAGTTATCCAGCCGTTACCTTGACCGATATCACCACGCTAACAGTGACCGCCCACGACCGTACCGTGGCTCAGGAAACCACCAGAATCCAGTTCGATATTTACGCCAAGACAAGATCAGAAGCGGATACGATAGCTGCCCTGTTATTCTCTAGCTTCAACGGTTTGAACCATGTTCAGATCGGAAGCGGAAACCCTGATGGGGGGGTATATCTAAAATCGGCTTTACGAGACAACCAGTTCTCAGAACTGGATACCGATATCGACCGATGGCGTGTTATTCAAGATTACTTTTTCAACGTGTAACGGAGGTTCACAATGACCACTTCAATCGGCTTTGGCTTAACATTCTCCATTGAGGAGCAACCCCCTGTTGGGGTATACAACGCAATCGCTACTGTGATTGACGCAGACTTTCCAGAAATCCGAAAAATCCTATCGGATATCACAGCCCATGATTCTCCCCAGGGTTACATGGAGAAACAGGATTCAGGGATGCGCGAACTGGCGACTTTCAATGTCGTGTTAGGGTGGGATGATACAGATGCCCAGCACGTAGAGTTGGTATCAGCCTTTGGCCGTACCACCCCCACGAACTTTGAAATCCAGTCTCCGGATGCAAGCGAGACAATACGTTTCGCGGCTCATGTTGAGGTTATGGGTAGGGTGTCCCAGAAGGACCAATACTACCAGATGAACATGACCTTTGCCCCGACTGGCGCACCGACAATCACCTAGCATATAATCCCTTCCTGGGACTGGTGCCATTTGACGGTATCAGTCCCCAGGGATAGGGGGCTATTGACGTATATCGGTGAAGTTTCACCTGTAAGACTAGGAGAACAACATGCCCGAAGATAACAAGATAAAAGAACAGCAACCCCAGGGGATCAAAGCATTATCCGCTACTGATATCCTCTCACAGAAAGTTGTGTTAGAGGTGAAGTGGGTAAGCGTACCCGAATGGGGTGGGGGTGTCTGGGTACGAGAATTGACAGGCATCGAACGCGATAGGTTTGAAGCTAGTCTGGTGAAGGGTCGTGGGCAAAAGCGACAGATTACCCTGATTGGCTCCCGCGCTAGGTTGGTGGCTATGGGATGTATCGAAGGACCGAGCATTACCGATGTTGAAGATGGTAACGCTCCAGCCCCGAACGGTGCCACAGCCAAGATGCTCTTTACCCCCAGGGATGTAAAGAAGCTGTCTAACCTGGGTGCGCGTGGAATCGAGAAAGTGTCCACAGAAGTTAGGGTGATATCTGGGATCGTTGACGATGAGGACGCAGACGATGAGGACGTTGCAGACTTGGGAAACGGCCAGAGCGACGGTTCTGGTTAATTCTTAGCCGGGACTTGGGAATCCCCATCCGGCTACTGCAAACCCAGATAACGTCGCGAGAATTCTCCGACTATAAAGCATCGTATACTTTAGACCCCCGCTGGGAGAACTCAGCCATCAGGTTACTAGCGGAACACGCTGCCATAACCTATAACTCAAACAGGAGAAAGGGCGCGAAACCGTTGACATGGCAAGACTTTGTACCAGAGTATTTTATCCTACCCGAAATCTTAGAACGGCAACCCCAGGATGAGGACGTTGAGCCTAATCCCTGGGATAGTACCGTTGACGATAGGAAGGCAAAGGATTGGGATCTTTGGAACAAATTCAAGATGGCTTTAACGGGGAAAAAGTAACGTGACAACCCTAGCAAAACTTGCTGTCAAGATACAGGGTGATACCGAGCATTACGAGAAATCGCTTGATCGGTCCACTAAGAAAACCGATAAATTCGGTGACATGGTATCCCAGATTGGGAAGGTTGCTATTGGCATCGGCTTAGTGGGGGGGATCATGAAGGCGGCTGGTGCTATCAAGAAATTGATGGCCGAGTCAATCCAAGCCTTTGAGCAGTTTGAGGAAGGGATCAAAGAAGTCTACACCTTGCTCCCTGGGATATCCGAAGTGGCGATGGTTGGGATGGAAGCAGATGTTCTCCGGTTATCTACTTCAATGGGTAGGATGACAGACGAGATTGTCCCTGCTTTGTACCAAGCGATATCAGCCGGTGTCCCCCAGGAGAACGTGTTCGAGTTCTTGGAGACAGCCCACGAAACAGCCCTGGCTGGGGTAACTGATTTGTCCACAGCCGTTGATGGGTTGACCACTGTCGTTAACGCTTACGGACCAGGAGTTATCTCAGCAGCGGAAGCCAGTGATGTGATGTTTGCCGCTGTCAAGGGTGGTAAGACCACCTTCAAAGAGATGTCTGATCGACTGTTCCAGATGGTACCTGTTGCCGCATCCCTGGGGCTTGAGTTCGGTAACCTAACAGCCGCGATAGCCACGATGACAGCACAGGGTACCCCCACCAGACAGGCAGCTACTCAGATACGCGCAATCCTACAGGAATTAGCGGTAGAAGGGACCAAGACATCAGATGCTTTTAAGCAGGTTGCGGGGGTGGGGTTCGCACAATTCATCGAACAGGGGGGTAACCTACAGGATGCTATGATCCTGATGGAACAGGCTGCGGCCGACCAGGGGGTAGCCATGATGGACCTGTTCGGCAGTATCATGGCCGCACAAGGGGCATTGCAACTAACTGGTAGTGGTGCAGAAAAATTCACTACAGAATTACAGAACGCGGAGAACGCAGAAGGGGCTACTACAGAAGCTGCCGATGTGATGAACGAAGCCCTACTACGGCAGGAAGAACGGGCGGCATCACTAGCCGCCGCTTTCAAGATACTGATGGGCGAATCTCTGGAGCCATTACGAAGAAAGTTTCTCGATGCCAAGATTTCTATCCTGGAATGGGAAGTCGAGAATATGTCGGCCACGAAAATCAATAAGACAGTTGCATCATCCCTGGACGAGTACCGGGGACAGATCACTGATACCTCTAGTAGCCTTCAAGATTCATCCGATGCTGTTAGGGGATACAACAAAGAACAGGCACTTTCTAAACTCTTGATCAAAGCCGTAACAGATGAGGGGCTTGATCATATGGCTGGTAACCTATCCCAAGAAAGGTCGATAGCCAGATTGCATATTGCCCTGGGGTTGTTAGAGGATGGGTGGACCGGACAGATTACAGAACTACGAGCAGCCATTGACCTACAGGAGCAAGCAGATATCAGAGCTGATGCTCTGAATAAACAGTATGCTGCGTTTGCTGGTAATGTCGATGACACGACCGAAGCAATAGAGGCGAACAACAAAGTAATGCTCACCCAGGATGAAATACTGGAGGGGCTATTTGAGACGAACGTTGACATGGCTGATAGTATGCAACGTAGGATGTTGCAATCTGATGAGGAAGCCATGCGTATCAACAGAAACGCAGCGATGGTACGACAGGCGAATCAAGCGATGGAAGATGAAAAAATCGCTCGCGAAGAAGCTACCCAAGCCGCAATAGATTACGCTACCGCTATTGCTGATGCAACCGCTAGGGTGGGGGATTACTTTGCTGCCGCTGTCCAGGGAGCAGACGGAGCCAACTTCTTTTATAACGTCATCGAAGAAGGTGAACCCGCTGTCCTCACTGGTACCATGAACCAGGATACCCTGAACCAAGCGATGCTGAAAGCTGCCAGTGATGCGGGGGTGGGTGCGGTTGGGATGGCAGTACTGGGACAGGCTCTAGGGGTATACAGTGAGGAAGCCGCAGAAGCTGCTTTGAAATCTGCTCTGATACAGGAGAAGATCAATACCCTGGCACAATCCTACGTAGCCGGGAATATATCAGTAGCCGATATGAGGACAGAACTATCCGGTTTCATCCAAGACCTCGACCTTGCTGCGGATACCGCTGGTAGGATTGTGGAAGCGAACAACGCAATGGACGTAGCCAACCAGGGTACCGGGGAATCGGTCGTAGCCTTGACTGGTGAACAGCAACGGTATATCGACAAGATGGGGATCGTAGACGATGAAACGGTCACCACAGCCACCGTTATGCAGGAGCAATTTATCCTAATCAAAGACGGTGCTACCGAGAACATGGGGTTGACCGTTACTGCCTTCGATACAGGGATGACAACGATGTCTACCATGACCACCACAGAGATGGGTACCATCCTGGGTGAAACCGATACAACCATGACAGGGATAGCCACCGCTACCGATACGGCTATGACATCGGTCAATACTAACATCTCCACAGGATTGACAGAGGCACAGTCCACTATCAGAAGTTACCGGACTGGATTTGAAACCGCTGGTGGTTACATCGCTTCTGGTATTGGGGTGGGTATCCTATCGAAATCCTACGAGATAGCCGCCGCAGCCGCACAGGTTGTCAGGGATGCGATGGCCGCCGCAAGAGCAGAGACGGAGGCATCATCCCCAGCCAAGAAACCGATGCGTGAAATCGGGTATCCGTTTGCACAGGGGATCGCACTTGGCATCCTATCCGGTGCCGATGAAATCAGGGATGCCGCAGCATCCGTAGTGGGTAGTGCGATCACCGACATCGAACCCCTGGGTAATGGGGGGTATGCTGGGGATATCGGTGAAAGTTCACCAGTGATAATAGAGGCGTATATAACCATCGAAGGCGCAACCGCATCCCCAGATGAAATAGCCGAAGAAGTGGCTACGAAGATTGCGGAATTGGCTAGGTTACACCAAGCCGCTGGAGTATAAGAATGACGACAGGCTACGAGACAGTTGTTGCTAGGTTTCGGGTAGGGGATCGCACCCTAGATTTGAACGCAGATCCCTATCGGCTAGACGATATTTTCTACCCCCCTGGTACTACATTCGACCACCTGATAGGCTCTGGCGTATCTGGCAATAGGTGGGGTGGGGGTACCCTAATAGACGAACGGGCTGTCCTAAGTGATTACCCCCTACCAATTCAGATACGGGGCACAAAGAACTCCGAAATAAGGAAGGCGGCCAGGGTGATAGAATCCTGGTTATCCCAGGCAGGGGTTACCCCAGATCGTCCACTGATATTCGAGTACAAGCCCGACAATTCAATCCCCTTCGATCCTGTCTGGGGACAATACGGAGCAGCTAACAAGTTTGAAATCGTCCATGGACAGGTTCCGAAAGTGATGAAATCCTGGGGGAAGGGCACCATCAGGGATCGGACGGTGAATTACAAGATTCAGTTGAAGCTGCAACCATTTATTGAGGGCATCGACCAGCTTGTAGCCGAAGCAGGTGGGGGGATTATCGAAGATACTATCGGGTTGCCCCTGGGGTTTTCTAGGGGGATACAGAACCCGAAAGCAGGGACGAACAGAATACCTAATCCAGTATTCATGTTTCCCGATACCCCAGAACAAGGGTGGACAGCCACAAGCACCCTGAACGATATTATAAACAGGGATACTGATTTCGTGGCGTTCGGAAATACGTCCATGATCGTAACTGGCTACAACGCATCTATAGTGAACAATCGCTATACCTGCACAATCACTGAGCGCAACGGCAATAACCGGCTGTCTGTCTATGTCAAGCGACCGGATAGGGGGATCGTTACTACGTCCGATTGCGATCTGATATTCGATGGGGTAGCCACTACCCCGAATATCGTGGCCGTAGCAAATGGTTGGTATCGGGTCTACCAGGATTTCTCTGGCTCTGGCGCATCCGTCACTGTCGGTATCAGGGTAGGCTACAACCGACGATTATACATTGACGGTTTCCAGGTAGAGGATAGCGACACAGCCAATACCTTGCATCCCACCCCCCTCATCTGGGGTGATGCTCTGGGATGCTCCTGGGCAGGTACCGTAAACAACTCGGTGGGTAGCCGTGCTGTTGGAGATTTGCGTTTGACATCTGGGGATTATGGCAAACCTGCTGGTAGCGCGAGACTGGTGCTGCGGATGAACTATTCTTCGTCCGATCTTGTCGCTGCCGCAGAAGATAGATGTCTCATGTCTCTCTATGTCGGTTCTACCTATCAAGAAATCTATTACGACACATCTGCTGGAGAGCTGGTATTTCAAACTGGTGCCGACTTCATGGGGGTTGCCTTTTCGTGGGATTACGGCGATGTTCTAATTCTACATTTTACCTGGGATGACACCCTCAAAGCCATCTACTCTGATGGGGTATTGTTAGCGTCTAATAGTGCGTATGCCGCTGCTTTATTTGACACCGTAGGAATCGGTCAGGATTACCTGGGAGCAGATAACCTGGAGACAACGATACTGGACATGACGATATGGGATCGTTCCCTATCAGCCACCCAGGTATTAGCCGATGCCCTGGCTATGATTGAGGTAGCAGGAGAGGGCGACCAGATATCCCCTATTCCCTGGCTATGGACGAAAGCCGGTGATTCCACTGTAGACAATTGCGATGATTCTACCCGAGACAACTGGTGCGTGGTGGGGGGTATCCCTGGCTCATACCCAGCGGTGACAACATACAACCTAACCTTCGGTCGGGTACCATCATTTTATAAGAGGATGTATTTATCCAACCTGACACTTGACTATCACATCGACCCTGAAATATACCTGTATGACGAGAGACAGGGAACGGTTGACAGTGGCTCATCAGGGGGGGAATATCTGGCCGCTTCCCTTGGCCTATCAGGGTCTACCTGGACAGCCGTTGATATCGTTGACCACTATCAACAATTTGAAGGCAAAGAATTTTACGTGTTTCACAGGTTTGCCGAGCCGGTAAACTACGCATATGCGTTCTCCCCTGGGTTCTTGTTTGGCAACAATTTCTACACTGGAAAAGTCAGACAATTTCTACTGGCGACAACATCCCAGTTCAGGTTGTTGCGATCTAATTCGATGATTATTCCCCGCTTCTTGGCACCCCCAGGCAAATTCCCCTACCTGATGGGGCTAGGCTTCTCCCATTCTCGACCAGGAGAGGTAACCCCCAGGACGTACTGGTTAGATTTTACAGCCATTATGTTTCGTCCAATGGAAGAATTTAAGGTTGCTGATGCGGGTGGGGATTTCAAAGATATGGTCTATAAAGCGGGGGATTACGCAAGAGCGATAAATGATTCTACCGGAGGATGGGGAGACAAGATATCCAGGGAAGGCGACCCGGTTCATCTATTGCCCAACACGCTGAACCAACTACGGGTCTTAATGGGTAATGACGATGTTTCTGAGATGACCATCACTGATACCCTGAAATTCGATCCCATCATTGTCCGTCCCAGATGGGGGGTTATGTAATGCGTGGCTCCCAGATACCCCAGAACGAATTACGGGTAAAGATATACAGCAGGTTGTCCGTAGACATCGTGCCGGACCATGACGACTTGCTGGATAATGTGATCATTTCACGGTACTCGACTTTCTACCCTGGGGGGATCTATGGGAACGCGAGAATAGTTATTCCCCTTGACATCACAAGAAATCACCCCTGGAGGGGGGGGCAACGGGTAGAAATAACCAACGGCATGACCCAAGTCTGGGAGGGAGAAATAGTTTTCATCGGCTTCCAGTTTGGCTCCGGTGCTAAACAGGCACTGGTCATTGAGGCAGTTGGATACTGGGGTGCCCTTCTAAAGAAAAGGTCACTGGACAAGCGTTGGGCTGATAACAGGATGAGCGCGAAGGTCTGGTACTTCGCGTCTGGTGGTGCGGTGGCGGTTATCCCCGACAAGTTCAGTATAGACAGGCACAATCGTATCAGGGTAGTACCAAAGAAAGAAGAATTCAACACGTATGACCGGCATACATTTCATTACGTGATGCCCGATGGGGAGACGGTCAAACGGATAACCTGGAATTACGACATGGATGAGGCATCCCAGACGTGGCGCATCACGATGAAACGAGCAGGAACCCCTTACTCTGGCACAGGGGAAGATAATGTCACCACTACCAGTTCTGGGAGCAAGAATGTTACGCTGGGTATCGCATCAAAATACGCTTTCTTTGAATTCGTTTCCGATGCTACCCAGACCCCTCCCCAGAATGGGTCAACTGACGATCAAATATACATGCAGATTTCTAACCTGATGGTATACAGCGAGACAGGTACCATCACCCCCGAATCAATAGCCGGGGATATCATTGCGCTGTTCTCTGAAATAGATTCTTGGGATGGGCTAATCAGCGCGAACACGTTTACGCTAGAACCATTTTTTTCTGATGGACCAGAGCCAGTAGCCGATATCCTACTCAGGGTAGCCGCGCATGGTGATTCTAGCTTCAACCCCTGGGGGTTCTCCCTGATGGGGAGCGAGGAATCCCCTAACCGAGACGGCAACCCTGTACTAAAATTTGCTCAATACCCATCTCTTGATTCTGGAGACGCAGAATATACGATTGGGATTGACGACCCGAACTTGATAGCCGACTTTCGGATATCCCAGGATTTCGATGATATTATCAACTATGTCTACGTAGAACGTACTACAGAAAACGATAGTTTCGTTGAAATCACTACCCCCAACGACGATGCCGCGTTGAAAGATACTGATTCGATTTCTTTATACGGGCAAAAGGAGTTTACCGTAAAGGCTGGCACTACAGGGGCATCTGTCGCGTTAAGCATCGGCAAACGGATACTGGCGCAAAAGAAGGATGTTCGTTTCATGGTATCCGGTCCTATCAAGGTTAGAGGATACCTGATGGGAGAAGATGGGGAGGTACCCGCATCAAAAGTAAAGGCCGGTACCCGCATCAGGATAACAACCTTTCGGGAAGATTTGGCTGATGTCAGTGATGCTGGATTGACATTCTTGATTACAGCAACGACATACAACCCAGACAAGCAAGAGCTTTCGATATCCACAGGGTTACCTGATGACCTTGCGGTATTCATGGCGCAGCGTAAACTAAGAGAGAACGCTATATTAGGCAGATAATCGGTGAAGTTTCACCATAGGAGTTAGCCCGATGACAGAACCAAGAATCGCATACCAGAAGAACGTAAACTACATTGACCCAGATATCCCCCAGGATATTGCGTGGCCGATGTTCCTGGTGCAGTTACCCAGGCATTATACGACCGCGTTCAATCCCCACGAAGGTGGGGTGGGGGGTAACCGGATACAACGAATCGTGCGTATCCTGGGAGCCAATCCTCAAAGGTTGGATAGCCTATCAGAATTCTATGAGGAAAAATATCCTGGTACCAGGGTTGAGATTATCCGTCCTGATGGGTACACGCTACGCATCAAGCAAACCCGACCGGATGAAACCCCCCACGACTATAGCGCGAAGGTGGCTCACCGGAGCAAACGGGTCTTTTGGTTACTGAACGAAGCTGTCGTGGGGGAACCCCTACGAGCGTTATTCGTAGGAGCCAGAGACAAGGGGTATACCCTGGGATTCAACCCCGACGATGCTGGGATAGGGGCATGGAAAACTAATCAGGTGGTTCTGTATGGTTGGTCTGATGCCGCTGTCACCCATCTGAAAGGGTGGTTCAAAGTATTTTACCCCAAAGCCAAGATCACTGTCGGGGATATTTCACCGATACTGGAAGCTCTCGAAGCAGTAGAAAGATCGCCCCTTGAAATACCTGATACCCCATCCCCGAACCCTGGGGATCGTGTCGTATCAGTGAACGACGCAGGAAACGGCTCAGATACCGTGCAGGGGTAATGATAACCCCTAACACGTTGAATATACTGTACGGCTAGTAGGAAAGAAGCTACAGCCGGTAGCGCGAAGGATAGAGACTGTTTGATGTGGCTTTACAGGCATATTGAAATGAACGGAGGTTATGATGCGTAAAAGCGCGATAGTTTTTTCTGTATTGCTGGCCGTGGTTCTGGTGGCTGGAGTGATGGGGGCTTTGAGCATGGTTCAGGATAGTTCATCTGGGGTTGTCTCTGCATACCCACCCCCCGCTACCCCAGACCCATTCCCGACAATAACAGTAACGTCAAGAATATATCTTCCCCTTGTCGAGTACATGCCCTGCGCCGAACAGACAAAAAAGGCATTGGCATGGGCGCATAGGGGAAGCAATGCAGACGACCTCTATCGGCTCTGTTTGCCAGAAGATTTTCTCTGGCATTCGTGGACACCGACAGCACCTGCCACAGAGCTTTCTGGTACGTTCCTGGTATCCGTAAAATGGCCGGCGCAGCTAGACGCTTTCGAGGCAAGTGTACCCACTACCAGCACCCAGGTTGTTCTATGGGGTAACGAATGCGACAGACCAGACCAATGCAATCTGTCTGTAGCGGATACTGTTGACTTCTTCCTCGACCTGCAAGATCACTGTCCAGATTGCAAGTATGTCGGTCCGATGTATAGTGTCTTTGACGACGATGGTTCTATCTCCCATGACTTCTATGATGCTTACATTACCGCAGGTGGAGACGACGATGCGATCTATGCCGCAAGCATGCATGTATACAACATGGGGTGGAATCCCTATGACAGTCTGGATGAACGGTTGGATGCCTTCTACACGAATTATTTGACCCATACCGGGCAAGGCGAAAAGAAGGTCTGGATTACGGAAATCGGCTGGTTCAATACCTGTGCGCCAACCCAGGACCACGAAATAGGCGACGACCTACCTGGCTGGTTCATAGAGGCAGATACGGACAACCGGATAGAATATTATTTCGGTTACACCACATTCACCCATGAGCAAGACGCTTGCAAATTCGAGCCATACTGGGAAGAAAATAGTCCCTACACTGGCACGCTCCACAGTGAGATATTCGCTCGTCCATATTACGATTACGATTGATTTGAGGCGGCATAGATGGCATTCCTGAGACAAGGTACCTGTAACCGATGCGGCCAATGTTGCGGTGCTGATGGCAGCCCGAACCAAGCAAATCCATTTCC